ACATAGGTGTACATACCATCAAACTTCTCTTCTGTAACTCTTCAATTGGGATATTAATTTCCATACTTTTTATCGTGCTCCTTGCCGATTCCATAATCACCATCATACATTGATAGTGTTTCTGCTTCAAACATTAAGAACTGTGCTACTCTTGTACCTTTCTCAATCTTAGCTGGGCCACCTTCGACGTGAAGTGCACCAGCCATTACTCCATGGTAGCCTGAATCGTATAGACCACTAGTAATGAAGAGACCGTTTCTGTTAAGGGTCGATCTAGTGATCACCCATCCTGCATACCCTTCCGGAATCTTTACAATGTTTTCCATTAGGATTTCATATGTTCCTTTCTCTAAGTAAAAATATCCATCATGTGGTTTTACTTCCCAAGATCCTCTATGCTTCTTTGTGTTTTCAGATATCTCAAACTGTTTATCTTCTAGTCTAAAAATCTTATCTACTCTAAGGTCGACAGCATTAGGTTGGCTATCTCCTTCTTGTACGTTAGTCAAAAGCTCATCGTCTGCAACGAACTTTGATAGTATATGTCTCATACTCATTAGTCGTTCTCCTGAGTGAAGTGCCATAACAATATAGTATAATGAATGATCTTCATAAGGTCTTTCTTATTGTAACCATCCTTCTTACCATATCTCATAGCATACTTAATAATATTAGTATGACAGGCCTCTTCGACTTGACCCATCTGTTTCCAAACATCTATAGTTTGAATCTCTTCATCCTTAGTACCAGCTTTTTCATTTACATAATGAGACTTATATGTGCTCGCAATGTATCTGCTTATCTCGTTAAGGATTTTGTCTTCGTTAAATCTATATTTCATATTCTTTCTGTTTTGTTATATCTGTCTACTAAGTAATCGATATAGTTCATATTGTTCTTAGCCATACTAGTATCTTCGAAACTAGCTTCAAAGTCAACATGTTTTTCAAACTTTCCATTACCTAAACCAGTTGGAGACTGATCAAATGGTATTCCATTTAGTCCTGCCCACACACCAGCACTTGAATCCCAAGTGTCAATATGGAAGTCTCTAACTAAGCTAATTTCATTTGGACCATCTACCATACCTAAGAAGTGAATCTTCTTACCATTCTGTGCAGCTAACTGTAATAAGTTTCTATCATATAGTTCATTCATAAACTTCCATCTTGCATGGAACCTTTGTAATGGATTTCCTTTCTCACAGTTGTATGCATTTGGTACTGCTAGAATACTAATACCAATGTAATCAATAAGAGGACTAGATGCTCCCCAAGCAAATGCAGTACAGAGGTCTTCAAGGTCTCCTACATCACTTTGTGGTACAAAGAATGTTCCGAACCCTGCTTGTTTAAATATAGGTGCATAACGTCTAGCATCATCAATAGTAACCATAGAAGGATGTGCTGGATGATCTGGTAGAACAATATGTGTAGCATCTACTTTCTTAGCTAAGTCTAATAACTTTTCTGGATCAAACATTGGTAGCTGATTTTTATACAACTCAAATGCACTATTGTCCATAATGTTAAGAAAAGGTTTACCGTTCATCTCAGCATCCTTTTTCTCTGCTTTATAAAACTCTATATACTTTTTGACTTGCTCTTCTGAGCCTTCCATGCCATCAACAATATGTGCTAATGTAAGATGTGATTCTCTACCCTTGACTAGATCAAGATGATCTACAGGCGTAATGTGACAAAACTTCATAATATATCTCCATAATGTAAAAGAACTAGTTAATCTTTTTGTGGTACGCCTGCTTTGCCTGATGATGTAGGACCATCACTTTTAGGTGTGATCTCATCTGCGTACCTGATATCCCAGTTCTTGCCTTTCAATTCTTCTATCTGTTTATCAGATAGATTAGTACCGGGTCGTAAGAAGCCCATAGCATTCTGCCCGCACTGTTTGATTTCCCACTGATTGCCTGATGAGTTTCCTTTGCAGACGATCGTGTTGGGTCTAATGTCTTGTTGTTCGATAAAGTCGTGAAACTTTTGCATAGTCCTATTCCCATACCAATTCGCATCCATTCTCGTTATCTTCTGCTACACTGATACTAAGTGCTCTGTTAGGATACTTGGTCTGTATATATTTAGCTAATTCTCTTGCTATCATCTCGCAAGATTGATAATTTAATGACATTGGTCCTTCGTCACTGTAACACATTTCTAGTTCTCTTTTGAATAAAATAAATTCTATATCTCTATCATCATGAAACACTTCTAGTTTTATCTTAAAGTGAAACATGTGTCTATGAGGATATCCTAAGAACTTTACATCTTCTAGTTTAGGATCAGTTAATGCTTGAGGATACTTGTGTATACCTTCTTTCTGAAATGTTACCCATATAAAGTTTCTGTTATTCATTTAACCCTCTCAAATTTTATTGCTGACTTCAATGGGTCAGTGTCTTGGTTTAACAATGCCTCACCTTTAGCTTGATACTCTTTTATCATATCTCCTTCTAAAGTAAGATGATCTTCTACTGTCATGTCTTGTGGTTGTGTTAAGAATTCTATGACCCAATTACTTTCTGCATACTCACTGAATTGAAACTGTAGCTTTCTTCTCCAATCTGTATATGCATATGGTCCACCGTTCTTTACTGATTTAAGAAACTTAGCTTCACCAGTCTTGCGATGCCACATATCAACTTGTTCTAACAATTCATCATCATTCATACCTTTTTTATTCTCAGTTGCATGTGAACTTCCAACATAAACTATCATATCTCTGTTGACGTCACGATAACCGTAAATAAAGGCACGCTCACGAATATTTTTCTTATCTTCCATTACCACTCTCTCGCTTCTATAATATAGTGTTTATCAATCTCAATCATTATTCTAGTATACCATACCCTCCAACTGATACTGCAATAGCATTCCATGGATGTAAAGATTCTTCATGTGATGCAACAATACTGAAGTCTTCAATCTTATCTGCTGCACACCACTTATCTAATGCGTCGTGCATAATTCTTACACTGTCTTCTGAGAACAATAAGTTAGCACCATTAAGTTCTGCAAACGCTTGCTCGTCTCTCCTCTTAACAACAATCTGAACTTCTGTAGGAATGTTCTCTCTACATAAGTCTACTAAGTCTTCGATCCATACAATGTTATTTAACTCTCTATTAAAAGCTACTTTAACTTTTAAGATTGATCTTTGACTATGAGCATTAGCTGCTGCATTTCTTTTCTCTCTAGCATCATGAGCTAACTCAAAAGAACAAGGACAAGTAGATGAATATACATAATCAATAGTTAGAAACCACATATAGTTACCATCTTTATACTGACCTTCTAGTTCAGTCTTGTAAGC